TCTGTCTATTATTCGTTCATTTATTTTACCATGGTTTCCTTTTTCATCTGTACCTAGTAAATATTCAAACAAACGTTCTTGTTGATTTCCATTAATTAAATGCCACCCAAATGACTTTGCAACATCGTATAATAAATCTTTTGATAATCCATGAGCATAATGTTCATCACGATTATAGATATCTGTTTGATGTTTAATATATGACCACATGATATCATAATGATGACCTATCATATTTACAAATGTTTCAAATTCAGAGTTATTTGAATCTTCTCTAATATGTTCTGGTACTGCCTTTATTAATGCACTTTCATTTCCAGTATCCCATAAAGATGCAGACGCTAATAATCCATCATACCATCCTTCTACTGCACTTGAAGTTGAGTGATGTAATGTATATTCATTTTTAGTAAATATTTTTCCTGATATAGTTTTTCCATAAGCTTCTTTTGGCCATGGCTGAACAGTAAATCCTTCTTGGTGGATTGCAGAACCTGATATACCATGCGTATAAAAACTTCCAGTTTGTTCACGATACATATATTGTTCAAACCCATCAAATCCTCCTACTATATTATCTTTATACCTTCTGTACAACGATTTATTTGCATTTATTTCATTTGATTCAGAGATGTTATTTAACGTTCCTATCTGCGAATCATAATATTCAATAAGTTCAACTTTATATTTAAAGTTTGCAAGACGTTCTTTTGCAGAAGAATAATTTACAAAGTTTTGAAATCCTGAATAATCTATACCTAAATGAGCTCCTGATAATGAACCTGAAAATAATTTATCAATTATCTGTTGTGATGTGGCTGTTGATGAGCCTAATAAATCGTTCCAGTTTTGGAAATTGGTTTCTGATATCTTACCATATTTAACATCTATTTCCCAGTTAGGTCCTTTCAAGTTATTAACTGGTGCTTCTACTGGCTTTCTGTATAATACTGTATTATCTGAATATGGTTGTCTTACTTGTTGTACAATCCAAAATTTACGTTTTTCTTTTACATCATCTGGTAATGGTTGGTATAATTTAATATACAATTCTTTTGTATTTGCAAGCCATCTATAATTTACAAATTGGTATGTTTCATTTGCACCAAAGTTTAAAAATAAAAAGTTTACATATCCATTATCACCACATAATTCCATTCTTCGTTCATGGAACATATTTAATTGATCATATGTAGTAACTTCTGGAACATCTAAATTCTTAGTTTCTTTTTGTGAAACAGTAACTTCTTCCTGGCCTACTTTAATTAATATCTCTGTTTTATCTGGAGATATTTCTTTAATAAATAAGTTTGGATTATTATCATCACCAACAAGATTTCTATGAAAATTTAAAACAAATTTAAACGTTCCTTGAGAGATACCATTATCTTGAAAGTTTTTATAAACATCAAATTGAAGAAAACTTTCATCTGTAGAAAAATGTTTCCAATGTTCGGCTGTATGGTCACTTGTTAGATAACTTCCTTGTGTATTATATATGTGTAACTCAATTACTTCATCTAATGCCGGATCATCAAATTTGTTTATTTCAATTAATTCAGTTTTGATAATTTCTTTATCATCAGCTGTAAGCTGGACCGCATCCAATGGACGACTTGAAGCTTTAATATTTTCACCGTTTAGATATTGTTCTAACATGCTGTCCTTTTTTATAAATCAAATAATTTATTATAATTAGCTAAATGAGACTTTTTAAAATATGGGCCATCTTTCATATGCCTTTCAAATTTTTTCTTGTTCATTGCTCCTGCCCCATTACCATAACCTGGTGCATCTCTTTCAATTTTAGCGCTACTAATTTGGTCATTCCAAGATACCTTGTTAACAGATGTAGTCCCTACGAGACCTCCTAGTCCAAGGAATCCACGCCTACTATATCTTGTTACTGTCGTGGAGTCCATTGTATCAGATGTCGCATTCCATATCTTATATTGGTCTGCATTAGCTGGTCCTCTTAATGTTTGTTTCTTGCCTTTAAATGAACCATTTTGATATATTTTTACAGTATATCCATGTGGTATACGAATTGATGAAACATTATCATTACCACCTAATTGACTACCCTTGCTATATTCGCCAATTCCTAAATCTTTTGTCCATCCTCCCATATTTGTATGTTGAGCAAATCTAACTTTATCATTTGCATTAAAGTCTCCTCGCGTAACTTTATTATTTGGTCCTATACCAAGATGCTGTAATTGACTCCAATTCATAGCTGTTTGTGTTGTATCATTATCTTTGTCCCAGCTTTTATCTGTCCTTGGATCTCTATGAGGTGGCTTTTTCATTATTGTTGCAAAATGATCAAATCCAAAACTTACTTTGTACATTCGACCCTTACTGACATAAAAACGTTTTACATATTTTCCTTGATCATATGCAACAATTAAAGTTCCTTCCCATTTCTTTGTTAATATTTCTTCAGCATTAGGTTTATAAATTTGAGATTCTTTAGCTGGCTTCATTGTTGCATCTGGATGGTATTCTGTCCATCTTTGTGCTAAGTTAGGTAAATATCTTGGATCTTCTTTATCTTTTGCAGGTTTAATTATATCTCCTGCTTCATATTCACACCCATTAAGTTTTGAAAATACAGTATTTGTATTATATTGGAATCCATCTCTAGCTGGTTTACCCCATTCTATTTCATCGTCATCAAAAGCACGTAAAAACTTCGCTATTGTAAGTATCTCTGATATTTCTGCTCTTGGAACTATCTCAATATCACCATATGTTAATTGTCTATCTTTCATGAAAACTTCAAGATTTCTTCCTGATATATGATTTGTTAAACCATGGATTGCAACATCTTGTGATACTACAGAATCTCCATCTGTTGTATGAATTCTACTACTTTTTATTGCATTTTTTCCGCCTGGTTCACCATCATAGAATCTATATCTAATTCCTTTCCAGCACATATACATCCTACCAGCAACACCTGTTAAGTCTCCAGCAACATTGATTTCAGTTTTTATTTCCCAATCTTTTCCAAATTCTTCTTCAGCTGTTTTTGGATTATCATCTTCATCTGGGTCATCTTTTGTAACTGTATTATCAACAGTTACTACTTCAATATCTTTATCTTGTATTTCTGGTCCATCTACAACTGTAATTTGTTCTGATGTTCCGTATAAAGGATCTTCTCCATATCCTGATAAGAAATGACTAAAAGTTGTATCTACAGCTTCCATAAATGATTCAACAGTTGGCGCCTCAGTTAATAATGGAACCTTTACTGGAAAGTTTTCATCTTCTTTTTCTTCTTTATATTCTAATACACCAGTAGGAGTTCGTAACGGCTTTCCTTCAATTAAAGCAATATCATCATCAGTTTTTGCAATTGTTCCATCTGGTTTAATCGCATCTCCTTGATTTTGGATAGTAGGTTTAAGACCTAGCGGTTGGTCTAATCCATTGAGTCTTTTGTTAAGCCTCTTAAAGATTTGATCATCCGTAGCTACTCTTGTTTCTACTGCTTGTTTAGTTGGTATATTTGCCATTTTATCTTACCACTTTAAAATAATAACCATTATCAAAATATTTTATAATGTTATTATCATATTTTGCTCTAATTTTAAACTTATAATATCGTTCAGGACTCAATGCATCCATCCAATAATTAAAATAACTTCCTTGTTTATCATTACTAATACATGTATATGTATCATCATAATCTAATAACGTTTCTCCTGTTACTGCATCACATACTGCATAAGATGCTGAATTTGGAGGTAATATTTCATTTGTTGTATAATGAGATGCTGTAGAATATGTTTTAGTTGGGTATTGTGATCTTATTCCTAATCTAAATTGTGTTCTAGATCCTTCTGGATATGATTCTTCTATATTTTTAAAATATACTATTGGTCCTCCAGATGCTGTTACATTTGTTTCTGTTAAACTTGCCGTACCTGCATTTGATATATCTGGCCAGACAACTTCTAACTTAGGAGCATATATTGTATGAGTATCTTTAGAGAAAAACTTTAAATTAAAGTTTTCTGCATTGTTTACTTCATCTTCATATTTTTGTTTAATTATAAGACCATTATTTGGAATATGGCCGTTCATCCATTTTATTACTATAGGAGTTATTTCCATTCTTACATCAGGTGATATATAATTAAATTGCTGCGATGCTTCATATCCTGATCCTGTCCACCATGCACCTCCTCCTTGTGCATTTGTTAGGCCTGCTGATGTATTTGCGCTATGGGCTGATCCTGTATTCCATACAGTTTTGTTATCGTCATTATCTCTATAATACCAAGAAACTCCGTTTCTAGTTTCTGGCAGATCTGCATAATTACCTGCTCCATTATTCCAAGACTCAGAAACTGGATAGGCATGTAATGAATATGATATAGGTAAGTCGGATGCATAAACACTTTTCATATTTAAATAAAATTTTCGTGTATGTACTGATGATCCCATTTCTCCATTACTAATTGACTTAGATAATTCAGTAAATTGAGTTCCATTAAAGTCTACTAATATACGAGTATTAAAAGAAGCAACTTGAAACAAGTCATCTAATCTAGAACCAGAAGTTGTTTTTACTAATTCTAAAATTTGATCTATTCCAGTATTCCTTTCCGGATACTTTTCATATATAGTTGCATCTCTTTCTGTATATATTTGATAATGTGCCATAATCTATTCCCTTTATATTCCTACAATTCTACCTTTAATATCTGAATTAGGATATCTTATTTCAAATATACATGGATCTAATGATGGATAAATTATATTATTTAATGTTGCCGCCTTTATATCATATACATTTCCTGCATATCCTGAATTTGTATCATATAAGTTTTTAACTGTTACATCCGATACTGTCTGAACTCCTTCTACATTATCTAAATTAGTATATAAATCTGATATTACAATTGGAGCATTGATATGCATATTATCTGCAGATAATAAATCCTTTAATTTATCTATACATTTAACTACAACCTCTGATCCATTATAATTTGGTTTTGGTATTATTTCAAAATCAACTCCAAAGTTAACAACAAATGCATTTTTAATGTTTATTGCATCAGTCATTAATCTAAATTGAGATAAATATGTTTTTACGTTTTGTTTTATTGCAGGATTAAGTGGTACTATTTGTTTAATTGAATTATATCCCATACAATAAATATTCATTGCTAATGGGTTTGGTATTTTTGCATCTGGATCTGTTGAATCCACTTGTTCATCTTGTATAATATAAGCTTTTGATATAGATCCAAATTTTGATGGCATTGTATAACACCTTAATATATAATCTTCTTTTGTTACTGCTCTGTTTTGTGCTGCAAATATACCTAATGCTTTTTGTCGAACAGTTTCAATTGGTTCTATAGATGCGGCTCCTTTTGATGGTACAGGATTATTTACGGCTAATGAATCTTTGGCTTGTTTTAATAATGATACATCTAAATTATTTGTTTGACTTGTATATGTTTTTGATGTAACATTTTGTATTGTATTTGCAGGAACATTGTCTTGAAGACCTTTACCTTTTGAATATCGTACAGTTAATGTTGTTTGTGATGGGGCTTGTCCATAAGTACTTGAATATAAAAAGTTTGCTGGATCTACAGATAAATCTACTTCTCTTTTTAATCCTTTAATTCCTAATCCAACATTTTCTGGATTTGGTACTAAATCTCTATCATGTTCTTCTGATATACCTGCTCCAAATTGTAATTCTAACTTTTTATCTGCTCTAAATCTTGTTACAAATCTTTTTGCTGTTCGTTTTAATTTTAAAATATATGGAACACTACTATTATAAGAACTTAGTTCTGGATCAATATTAGGAGTATTTCTTATTGATTCTTGTATTGTATCTTGTGCTAAATATGGAACTTCATACCAACGATTACCTTGGTCATCATATACATCAATTACTTCAATGATATCTTCATCTGGTAATACTATTTTATCATATGTTTTTGGTTCCTGAAAATTATAATCCATTGTAGTTATTTCTCCAGAAACTGCTTGAACTCGTTTTTTAATAAGATAATATGTCGGTGTTCCTGTACTCTCATCTACTTGATATACAGTAACTGTTCTAGAACCTATTCCTGAACCTGTTGCATTAAAATCTACTGGCATTAATGATCTAAAATTAATTCCTGTATTTGATTGCACTACCATTCCTGCTTCAAGTGTCAATGCATATTTATAATCTGGTTTTGCATTGATACCAGTTCCAATTGCTGGTACTGTTTGGTATACTTCTAAATCAACTAATGATGACACCATATTTTTTGCTTGGTATCCAAATGCATGCGCAATTGCATTAACATTTGATCTTTCTTCAGCTGCTCCTAATAATGATTCTTTAAGATTACTATCAGTATAATAAGCTAATACATCGCCTACATATGATGCCATTTCCATAAACATCATTCCAGGTGATGTTTCATTAAAATCATTATATGTATTTGGAAAATAATTTTTTGAAAAATTTATTAAATTTTGTCTAAATTCACCAAAATCCTTACTTAAATATTTTACATCTTTTTTAATTAAATCCGCCATAAGTTATTCCCTATTAATATGCTCCTGCCATTGTAGATGCATCTACAGTTGTAGTTGAATCTCCATTACTTACCAATGTTATTGCTTGTTCTGCACCTTGCTCAGTTACTCTAAACGTTAGTTTAATAAATAATGTATTTTGAATTAAACCATCTTTTTCTTTATTATCAATATTAATTGCTGATACTTTAATATATGGTAACCAATAGCTAATTGCATCTTGAATTTCTTTATTTAGTTTTACCACTAATTCTGGTGAATTAGGTTCAAATACTCTATCTTTAATTCTTACTCCAAATGTTGGCTGCATATATCTTTCACCTGGATATGTTAATAATAAATTTTTTAAATTTGATAAGGCTTGTTCTTCGGTTGTATATGACAATGGAAATTTACCAGGTATTTTTTTTGCACTAGCATTTACTGTTGTTGCCGCAGATCCTGATACTGATTCATATGCATCGGTTGGTTTAAATTCTGCAACTGCATTATTTGCTCCATTAAATGGTAACATTACACCAATAGCAATATCTTCTTCTATATCAATAGGATTGTAAGAATACAATGGTCTGCCACCTCCTTTGAGATATGCAGATTGTCGCTCTTTATTAAATGTCCTATTATTTGCCATTTATCTTATACTCCCATTTTACCATTTTTCTTATTAATTGCCTTTATTAAATGACTATAATCTTTATTAATAGCATTATTAACTGCTTCTAATTCTTTAGTTGCAGGCTTAACTGCTTCTCCATTAATACCAACCATTTGAGATTTTCTAGTAGGGCCCATTTGAGGATAATCATCCATCATTCCTACTGCAGGTCCTTCCATCATTGATGCAAAATCACCAGTTGCTGCTGTTTCATTTAATAAGTCATTAATCATTGAATTTTTTGCAAATTTTTTCTTTTTTGCATACGGACGAGTTGGCATAGGATTTTCTGCAATTTCAGATAAATTTATACCATGATCCATAACTTGTTTATCCGATATTACATTTTCATTTAAAGCTTTTGTTACAGCTTTAGAAACTTCTTCTCGAATTACTTTTCGTAAAATTTTTACAAAACTCTTTGTATCCATAGTTTTCTCCAATTATTTTAATATAAATATGAAGATACCTAAATTTAGGTACTTGTTATAAGGTCTTATTCTGAGGACTTTTAATTTGAGGAAGGCTTGAACGTAATGGGTTTATTAATGCTATATTAATAGCTGGTCCGGTTGGTCCTCCTGCATTTGTATAAGTCAGTTTAGACAATACATCTAATAATCCATCTAACCATTGTTCTAACTCATTTCCTAACACTATTGGTTCTTCTGCTCCTAAACCTAAATATATTTCTGGAGCATTTACTGTAAAGTGTTGTCCTGCATCTACGCCAACAACTTCTAATGCTGAAAGTCCTATATGAGTTCCTGCTGACATTAGAATAGATTCTGCTCTTGCATTAAACAATAGCCTATCAGATGTAATAATTACTTGTGGTCCAGCATATTCTCCTCCTCCTGATGTTGGACTAGTAGGAGGCGGTGTATTTTGATTTAATGGTTTTTCATCTACTGCAGTTTTATCTGCACCTACTTCTTTTGCATCTGCATCTGGTGTATCTGGACACTCCACTTGTATTGGCTTTCCTCTTTCATCTACCCAAGCCTCTTCAAGATTATCAGTAGTTCGATATTTTATTTCTGGTGATTGTCCTTCTATTTCATCTCCATTATCATCTAATACAGCTTCTTCATATGAATCTATTTCTCCTGATTCATTTGCCTTTTTATAACATGTAGTGGCTCCTGGTTCTTCCATACCATCTGTTATTCCTCCACTTCCAGGTCCACCTTTAAAATTTAAAGCTGCTAATAATGCAGCTGCCATTGCAGCAAAATTAAATGCATCTGATAAAGATGTTTTTGCATTATCTCCTAATTTGTCTGCTAATTGTTCTTGTGCAATTATGGCTTGTTGTCCACCAGTTGTTGTTGTATCAAAATTATTTGGATTACTTATCATCGTAATATTAGGTACTAAATCATCAGGAATATCTAATGGAGGTATTATTGCTGGATCAACTAATGCTACTCCTGTTAATGTTGGGTCATTAAAATCAACAGCTTGGGCGCCTGCTCCCATTGCAAATACAACATTTTCAAATGGATAATCTCTATCATCAGAACAACAACCACATAAGTTAATATGCTTAATATAATTAAATCCTCGTTCGTTAAATGTTTCTTTTGCATTCCATGCTGCTCTTTCAACCGACGTTTCATGTGTATGTGCTATTACAACAATCCAATCATCTTGAGGTATATCTCCCATCTGGATTGCATTCATTACATAATCATATGCAAAATGTTGTCCAGGAAATCCTGGGTTATCTTTGTATTCGAATTCAGTATGTGATGGTGGAGGTATTACCCAAATTACGCCACGCGGTTGTTTTCCATCAGGTGGAAATACATATACATTTTCTTCACCCCAATGACTAGCTCCATATACGGTTTCTGCTCTTACTACTATATTATCTGCGCTTTTTTGTGACATATTATTTCTCCATTAACCTATTATTCCATCACCATCACCTAAAAGACCAAGTGTCAATACTTCCGTTATAGCCTGACCTCCTGACCTTTTTGGTTTTAACCAAGCATTAGTTCCATCTTGGAAATATTGGTCTTGGCCGTGCCATTTATTTCCACTACTTGGTCTTAATCTTCCAAATGGTCCTTTCTTTGCCCAACCAAGATTATATTCAAAATGCCATTCTTCTGATTTTACTGATCTTACAAATCCAAATTTATATGAATTTGCAACTAACCAAGCATATACACCATCTTTATCAGTAGTTCTTGTTTTCTTACCATCTTTATATCGTTTATAATCTAAATCAATTGCAGTACCACTTTGATGTCTACTAGTTCCTGGAATTGCTACCCATGGCTTAAATTTAGTAGAACCTGCTGTCCATAATGGACTTTTTCTGTTCTCCATGTTTGATTTTGTAGACCAACTTTTATTTATAGCACATGAATATCTACAATTTACTTGTCCAGATGCTAATTTCTTTCCTGTTTTAGGGTGGTTTATTTGATATAAACCTCTGAATGAACTATTTAATTTTAAAGATATTCCATCTTCTTTTGCAGCTCTAAATAATGCAAGAACTCGAGGTGCCATTGTCTTACGTACAGGATTTCCTTGTATCAATACAAGCTTATCTGTTCCTACTACTTTTGCATAATTAGGAGTTCCTTTTGTAGTATTAAAGTATTCATAATCACCATCTAATTCTTCTAGGTCTGATATATCTGCAACCTCATCTAAACTCATTTCTGCACTTGCATCAATTAATCCACTAGAGCCTCCACTACAATTGTAAGATGGCATTACATTTCCATTTGAATCATATCTTGATCCTGCACAACCGGTTGAGTCTCCTGAATTACCACCTATACATTCTTGTAATGCATCAAATGTTGGACTTGCTAATGTTATTGGAATTTGTTGACCCGAACACATATATATTGAAGCCTTATCTCCGTTAATATCTTCAATTATATAATCATTATTTTGATTTGTTTGGTTGGTAGATTGACCGGCTCTTAATATATTAATTGGAGCTGGTTGTCCTGCTGTACCAGCACTATATGATGGCTGTACTACATATCGTTTTGGATCTTTTGGATTAATTGTTGATCCTAATCTAATACTTTGGCCAAACCTACCTTGGATAAGCATATCACCTTCATATGGCTGTAAATTATTTAAATCTTCTTGTTCAACAAAATCTTGATTTTCACCTCTATTTTTCCCTCCTCTAGGATTGCTAGTATTTGGATTAGAGTTTGGACCTCCTCCTCCAGGTGGTTTAGGATTAGGTGTAAAATTATTTAATTCTTCTAATGTATAAAAGTTTTTATCTCCCATACCTCTTGAATTTTGTGGAAGACTTTTTATCTTATCATAACTAAAAGTAGTTTGTCCTGCATCATATTGTTTTTGAAAATCGTAATTTTCAGCTCCTAATGTAGATAATTCTAAATAACCTGTATTTGTATCATATCCAAATTTTTCTTCAGACTCTTTAAATTCTCCTGTATATCCTCCTTCTTCTAATTCTTTTTTATAGTCTTCAATTTTTTGTTCTTTATCTTTTAGGCCTGCTTCATCTTTACCAGGAGCTCCTAAATCTAATTGGTTCTTATATACAAGTACAGCTTCTTCTAATTTTTGAAATTTTTCTACCATAGAAGTTGATAAATAATCCATGTTTGGTGGAAGTTTATCCATATTCTGTTTTGTATTAACTGTACCTGCATCCGTCGGTGCTTTATTTGTTGTTGATGGATTTCCTGATTCTATATTTTCATATGCCTCAGTTTTAGATTTTTTTTCTCCATCTTGTACAGTATTTGTCTTACTCTTTACCCCACCATCTGCAGCTTGAGGATTTGCATTTAAATGTACATTACCACCAAGATATACTGGCGGAAGATAATACCAATCAACATCAAATTGATTTCCTGTTTTTTTATCTCCTGATTTTGTATCGGGTGGCGCTGATCCTGCTTCTGGTCCAGGACCTTGGAAGCATATAACATGTTCTCCAACCAATGGTGTTTTTATAATGTTTCCATCTGCTGGATATGCTGTTATTTTTTTACCTGATGTTTTATTTCCTGCGCCTGTCATGTTACCTTGTAACATTACTTCTATTTCACCACGTACAGTATCTTTAGCTTCGTCTTCACCGCCACCTTGTTTTGTTTTTTCTTTTGCAGCAGTTTTTTGGTTGAATGCATTATCAATGCTAACAACTTCACCATAGCCCCAAGTTATACTACTCATTTAGTTCCTCCTAAATTTATTTCATCTTGTTCTTTATGTATCGCATCTAATTCTTCTTGAGCTGTTTGTAATAGTCTAGCTTTTTCTTCTTCACTCATTCCATATTCATCGCCACCATCTTTAGAAGCAGATCCTACTAACCGTTGTACTACAGCTGCTAATTTAACTAAATGTTCATCATTTTTTACCGATACATCAAGGTATTCTTTTATCAAAGGAACTATTACTGTTGCATCACCTATATTTTTTATTAATGGCTGTAGTTCTTGAATCAATGTATTTATTTGTCTATCTTTCTTTTTAGAATTATGATAGATATCTTTCATTAAATCAGAAAATGTAGTTCCTTTGAACAATTCAAATTCATCATGCATAGTTTATTCCCTTTAAAATAAATATGTACAACTATGATTTATGAGTACCTATAAACCCTCTATCTGAATAGTTTTTGAACATTGTAGCATAATGTTTTTTCATTATGTTAACAACTTTGGTAATGTTTTGTGTTTTGAGACCTGTACGTTCTCGGATTAGTATATAAAGAGCCTTCTTATTAAAGTTTTCTATATTATCTCTAATACGAAATAGTTCTAATAAAGTATCTGCTACAATTATATCTCTTTTATTTGTAAAAATAGTATTAAGATTGGTAGAATAATACTCAACAAATTGATTTGTAAAGTCTTTAAGACTTTCTTGATAATCATTATAAACTGCTTCACCTCCTAAGTCTCGAGAATCATCTATAACTGTTATATCTGTCTTTGCTTTCATTTTTGCATAATTTGCATTATTTGCAATAATAAGATAATTTTTTGCAATAATAGAAAAATATGAAAAAGCCTTACCTTTACCTAAAACATATTTATGTATTTTTTCATTTAAAAATGCAACTACTTCACATTTAACATCTACATAAGGTACATCAAAATAATAAAATTTAAATGTATGAATAATATTTTCGGCCAACTTATCAAATGCATAATGTATATGTTGTGAATAAACTTTATTACGTTTTAAATACTCAGGTTCGTTATTATATGCTACAATTGCTTGGTCTGTAATATATGTAAAATATTGCTTTTTAGTAGGTTTTCGTCCTCTTCTTTTTTTCTTTGGTAATAAAGATTCAGCTTCAATTCGTGCCTTATCTTCTTCTAACCATATATAAAATTTATCTACAGGCGATTCACCATCTTTGTATACTATTGGCTGTTCTTCTTGTAAGTCTTGTTGTTGCTCATTCATTAGTTAACTCCACGATTTAGGTCATCCATTACTTCTTTAATAAGTTTAAAAGATGTGCCTACTTCGTCTGAAGCTTCAAATGCTCCTTGTCTATCTGCGTTTCTTATTTCAGAGTTGGCTTGATTAATTTTTGTTTTTAATTGTTCTAAAAAGTCGTAATAGGCTACATTTGATTGTTCTAAATCACTAATGTAATCTGTTTGGTCTTCTTGTTTTTTTAATTGATTTATATTAACAAATAATGATATTGCTAATATTACCGATATTACTATTATTGTTGTTATCATTTTTTATCTCCAAATAAATCATCAAACATTTTCATGGCTGCTCCAGCTTCGCCCTTTGATGCTATATTACCTAATTTCTTAAAATTATTTTTTTTATTATTTTTGTTAAATCCTGAAATAGAAGATTTAACTGTTGATGCTTGTGATGATTTTGTTTTTGCCCACATCTCATATTCTATTCTTGCTGCCATACAATCTGCTTGATGCATTACAAAACCTAAGTTAGTTTTTAATTTTGAATCTGCTGTTCTAGACATGAAATAAGGTTTATTATGTTCATCATATAATCCATCAGTTAATTTAATACCTAACATTTCATTCCAAGTGATCTCAATACCATAATGCTGCAATAACCAAATAGATAGGTCATTTACAAGGGTAAATTGGTTGTTAGGATTAACTTTATACATCCTTCCCATATTCTTTCTATGCCATTCTGAATCATTTGGAATATATGTTTCATTTCCTTCTCCAGGAAATCCCATCTTACCAATATCATGATTCAATGCAACAAAGATCAATTCTTCCATTGTATATCCATCACAATCAGATCCCATTGATTTCCACAACATATATACTTGTTTAGCACATTTAATAACTCGCAATACATGGTCTACATATCCACCTTCAAATGCGTTATGATAATGATCAATGCTTGAAGCAGGTTGCATACACATTCTATCTTCTAGATCTGTATACATTGCTTTTAGTTT